CCAGTTTTTACATAAAAAATTGTGTCGTAGTTGTTGTCGTTATTGTAAACGCCGATGCTAGTTGTTGCAGTACTCACGTTAACCACAAAGTCACTGGTTGGACCAATACTCAACCCGCCAACGTTACTGGTAACAATCGGTACTGTACTAGTGGTAACTACGTCTGATCGTGTAAATTTATCCGCACTAACTACAGTGCCGTTAACCATTAAATTCATTGCAACGTTGGCATTACCAAAATATTGCAATTGGTTAGTTAACCCGTTACTCAAATTAAAGCCAGGGCGAATAACTGAGAATCCGTTAATTGGTGTACCGGGGATAAATTCCGCATCTTTACTCAAGATAGCAACCAAATCGCTACTAATGTAAAACTTAACTACCACGTGACTAATAGAACCCGAATCTACTACTGTATCTGGTTGGGCGCCACTTTGTCCTGTTGTGGTGTTGCTGGCTGGGCCAACCGTTACCCAACCAGTGTCACCTTGGGATAGTAGCCCACTGTATACTTTAAGTTGGTTGTTGGTAGTATCCCACCAAAATTCTCCCACATTTGGAGCAATAGTAATGCCTGCTTTTGTTGCAGAGTTAGTAATGCCGGCCAAGCTCTTCCATGTTGCCGGAGAACCTAGTGCCCCAACTACGTTAACTTTTAAAACTTTATTTCCAGAATCATACCAAAGCTGACCCGGCAATGCTGCGGACGGTGCTGATGTGCTAGAGAAATTCTCTAGCATGTGAATCATGTTTTCGTTTAAGAAAACGCCATAGCCTGGATAGTTTTTGCCAACAAGGGCCAAGCTAGTAGATGTTGTATCAATTGTACCGTCAGGCAATCCGGATGTGCCGAGCAACGAGGTTCCGTTTGATAATGATAATGTGTATGCCATTCTGTTACCTGATTATTAGTTATTTATCGGTTATTTTCCACGGTTATACAACTTTCATGATGTAGCATAAAGCGTAGTATGGTGGAACAATCTCCGCAGAGTTCATTGGGTGGGTATGAGTTCCATCTGGAATCATACTATGTGTGTGGCCGTGATTTTGACCAACCGAAGTTTCGCTAACGGTAATGCTTAGTGATGCACTGGCCGGATCAGTTCTGCTAGGAAACCCGTAACCACCATTGTCGTCGTCGCCGTCGCTGCCATTGCCTGCATTGATCGCAGGTTCAAGAGCATTATTATTACGGTCTCTAGTAATAGTAGGCGACCCTAGGCCGTAGTCGTCAACTACTGCAAAAATATCTATGAAGTTGTGGCTATGTGAGCCCATACCACCAGTCACCGACACACTGTGAGTATGTGCCGGTAGATGTTCTGCTGCTAGTATTGTTAATACAGTTTTTGTGC